TTTTTTTTTGGGATTAAACGCAAGTTAGCGACTAATACTCTGTCGCTACGTTGTCACATGGTGCATTTGCAGCAAGGACAGAGTTGGTGGCGCTCCACCAGGGGAAAATTTGTAGGAGTTTAACCTACTGAGTTGCTATCCACGGATAGGACAGCTGCCCATCCGGGGTGTCGGCATATGCCCACATCGTGGGCACGCTCAGATAGAAATAGAGCGTAAAATCGGAGCCGACCTTATGATACAGCTGGACGTCAGGATGATGTCCAACATTTTCGTTGGAGGCCCCACCAGACAAGTGGAGAACAGACCGAAGGCACGCAGTTGCCCCGAGGGGGCGCGTGTCCAGGTCCGAATGATTCCACGACAGCTTCTCATGTTCGTATGCCAGCCTGTAGTTCGCAAGCGGGCCACACGGATGCATGCGGTAGGAGGAGTAGTAAGGGAACTCTGCATCCGTATACGGAAGCTCCTTTACATTTGTTTGCGTCATTCCTGCACCCCCAGGATTCAACATGTAGCAGCCCCTCCCCGAGCCGACCGTCCTGATGATCGCACCGACTTGGCCCTGTGGGTGTTCCGAACCATAGCCAATGTTGGTGACGAGCGGCATGCACGTGTGCATATCTTTCACAATCTCGCTCAGAGGGAACTGACTGCGGCACAACGACAGCTCCTGCCAGTCCTTGACATGGCCGTTATATGCCACCTTCGCCTTGTAGATGTGGGAACCGCGCCACCCAACATACGACGGCGAGAAGAAAGCCGTAGGGGTGCACAGCCGCTCCGTCTGATTCACATACATCTGGGCTGCCTCGTCGCACCGAGTTAAGACACCCTCTGTGAGGCCAGTGGGAATGAAGGTGCCACCGGCAAGCTCTCCTGTGTTTGTGCCCACATCAACATCGTCGCTCAGCCGCCCAGGAGGAAGCGGCATGACTGGGAAGAGCAACGACGTGCTCCAGCCCGTACTATGCTTCACCGACGTGGCATTTATGATAGGAGGATGTGGATACCAGTCAGTGTAAGAATAGATATCTTCGTTGTTGCGAGTCTGCATCTGTTGCATCAGTTTGACGTAACGATACTTGCTCGAGCGTCTCATCAGCGTCTTCAGACTTCTCACCTTCTCTCCACCATACACATTGCTCGCTGGCACGATTCCGACAGCTGGCACAGAGTTGTGAGTCTCCATCTCTGGATCGCCTGAGAGATCCGGAGGATCACCGCTCTGCAACATCTGGAAAGAGATCGGCACATCTAGGTCCACTGGGTCCATGAAGTCCACACCTCCCATGTTCACGCTCACCACAATGTTGGTCGCAGTAGAGGGATCATTGGAGATCAAAGGATTCAAGACTGACACCAAGATAGTGCCATTGCACCGTGACGAGTCATGAGTGTAATCCGCCAGCGGCAACGTTGGTCCCGACCACATCCTGTCTTTTCGCTGGCGCTTGCACATAAGACCACCAAGACGGCCAGTCTGTAGCCACGCCTTGGATGAAGCCCATGGCACCGTGAAGGAGAAGTTGGGGCTGTTCCTCACGTCCCAGATTTTGGTGACAACACGTGGATCCTTGTCAGCATCATAGGAGTAGCCGGTCAAGCCAGCTGGATCATACACGAGCTTCAGCCGTCCAGTGTGGAAGGCCGAGCCAATGAATTTGAAGCTGTACGTGATGTCTCCATTCCACAGGTTAAAGGCAGCCGCGATCTGCGCAGACGGGATAGCCTGCACACGCGTGATCTTCTGGCCTGTGACCGCTCCAGTCTCCTCAACGCCCCATGAGTATCCAGGACACACATCAGCCATCCACAGCGCCTTATTTTGTCCATCAGTCGCTGCCCAAGGAACCACGGCCACGGCGACGTCGCGATCCAGGATCTTGCGAATGTCCATGTGGTCAATACCCTCATCACTCACTGAGTTACTCGCATCGAGCACGAGCCTGTCAGCTGTGCCACTGTCCGTAGATGCCATGTCTCCAATGAGCTTAGGCCTCACTGGCATGGGATCACCGGACTGCAGAACGTATGACGGACCGCTCACCTCAACATCTTCAGCCCACACGTAGATCGCAACCTCAATGCCTTGGACGGAGGATGCGCCAGCTGCGGACTTTAGGGGCACGACACTCGAGACACTCACCCACCCAAGCGTGTCAAACTCGTTCATCTCGGGGGTGATCTCAATCCAGTTCTTGTGGTAGATGAACGGCAAGACCATCTCTGCTTCCTCCTGAAGCTGAGGGTAGAAGAACACGTGGGGGCGGGTTGTCAACACGCTCATAGCTGCTCCTGCGGGCATACTTGTAGTATGCGCGTTGCCACCGGAGAACGAGTCTTTCTTGCCGGGGATGTTCATTGGTTTGTAGGACATCACACCCATTGAGTACTGGAACGGCGTGCTGTTGATGACAAGCTTGATGTGCATCTTCGATCGCAGACGCGAGTAGCCCGCAAGCTTCTTCACCATCTCGTCTTTCGTCCAAAACTCCAGCCACGGGTTGAATGTGTAGGAGAACATGGTGTCCTCGTTCCACGTGAGGCTCTTGTGAAGAATGGGGCGGTTGAACCAGTTGCTCAGCTGGCCAACTCCAGGCATACCACCCGTTTTAAAGGTGGCATTCACGGCGCCTGGTACCGTTTCGGTGTTGACACCGCTCGAGTCGTTAAACTCAGTGAGCGGAGCGGGGTCACCCGATTGTATAATAATCATTCTGTTCGCTGGTGCATTTTCTTTCACATGGAGCTCACCATGGCTCTCATGCGGCAGGTCACTTATCCGAGCACCGTAGGGCGCTGACCTAGAGCTAAACAGCCCTGCTGAACAAGCATTTGGGTACGCTTGCTCAGCGCACCGACTCCCCATACGCCCATCAGTTTGGTTCTCTGGGTACATCTCAGCTTTTAGAGGGGAGTCGTCCACGTGTTTGACGGAATGGACATCGTCTGGTACGGGGCACCATGGGTCGGTGTACGTGCCGTTCTCGAACTGCACGGATTCCTGATACCACTGGTCGTAGTATTCGTAAGGTTTAAACAGGTACTCCTTCACCGTGAGGGGCACCTGCTGCTCTTCGGCCCAGCTACGCAAACCGTCCTCCACTACGGCACGGACGATCTCGAATGGGTCTTTTCCTTGGAAGTAGAGCTCACTCCCAACCGACTGGAGCGTCGACTTGAGCACGTCGAGCAACGGCACCGCACTAGTTTGGTTGTAATGCAGCATCTTGCCAATACTCTTCGCATCGAGAGGCGCAGAGTACTGGTACTTGAACGTATCCCCCTCGATCTCCACACGCTTGAACGCGCGCTTGAGGAAGGTCACCAAATGATGCTCACGGAACTCCTTCGTATTCGTATTCTTCTCCGCATCCGTGAAGCCGACGCCGATCTCGGCCAGCACATCCTGCACAATCTTGCAATTGAACATGTCTGAGAAACCGACCTTGACCGAAGCGAGCAAGTCATCGCCGTACGTGATGACACACACCAACCTGTCAAAGTGCTCACCAACCAAGCGAATCTCCTGATGCAGGTGGCCATGCTTCATGTAGAACACGTAGCGCAGGTAGATGTTGCCAGCAATGCAGTTGCCTTGCGTGGTGATCATGTTCCCCGACGGATTTACAGCCATGAGCTTCAGCAGTGTCCCAAAGAAGTTCACGACAGGACTGTACGTGACACGCAAGATGTTGTCCATCGTCTTGAGATCCGCATCAGAGAAGACTCCTCTGTGCAAGTCAACAATGAGCTCCCGCACCACCTGCAAAAGCTCGACACACATCTGCTTGTCAAAATCCTCGTAATCACCATCGAAGATCTCAGTGTCAGTGCCGACGCCGAGGAAATGCGCGAGCTGGGTCCATTGCTCACTATGACAATTCATCCCCACGGCAGCACCGAACGTGAATGGGAACAGAGCCATACAGCGGACAAACGACATCAGATATTTCCTGGAGACAACCGTGAAGTCAACAGGACTCATCATGAAAACGCGGAACTTCCCTTTGTCGTTCTTCGTCACCGAGATTGGCTCGTCTTTCACCTGCGCGGAGAACACAGGATAGACCAGGCCCTCGCTCAAGTTCTTCTCCAAATTCTTGATGCACTGAGCGACTTCGGGACCTGGCGTACGCTTACCATCCTCAGTGAACTCGAAGAGCTGAGTCTTCGCCGTGCTCCATGGGTGACCAGAGCTCGTAGTCCACTTGAGCGCCTCCATTGCACGCAGGCCATCAATGCCGTTGCACGCCTCGTGTGTGGTGAGCTTGAACAGATTCTCGCGCCACTCGGGGTACTTCAGCAGACGGTGCTTGTACATGTCTGCAGCAGCCTTGAACCTCTGGTACTTCTCTTGGTCAAAAGGCTTCTGAGTCGCCATGGGGAGAAGCGCTTGCCAGCGACATGCGGCCAACTTTCGTGTGCCATCAGGAGTATCACCCACACGCCCCCTAAAGTCAGGCAACACCTTGTCGTCCACCACATCGATGCCGATCCGATCGCTCAGAGCCTCGAAGTCGATGTACCTGTACAAGGGACTCTCGGTGAACTTCGTAGTGTTTGTGTCACTGCGGAAGCCTGGCCAGCCACCCAGAAACTGGGAAGTCACTGGAGCTTTCAGCTCAGGCCACCCATGCGCGGCACGGAGCACAGGATCGAGCCAATTGGTCACACACTTGAAGTGCAC